TGCTCGCACCTAGCGAGGACCAAGCCGCGCTTATCTTCGGATATGTGTATAGGCACTTTAAAGACAATAGATTTCTGGACAGCCTAGTAGATAATTATAAATTCCACAATAAGCCCCATATACGCATGAAGGGGGGCACATTAATGCGCAGGGCTCCATTAGCGCCTAGCAATCAAGGGCAGGCTATACGGGGCCAACACCCTACATTCTGTATAGTTGATGAGTCTCCTCTCATCGACGATAATTTATTCGTAGATAATGTAGAACCAGCGATAGTTTCAAATAATGCCCCCTTCATAAATCTAGGTACGCCTAAATCAAAAGACAACCACATGTGGCGTTATTTGTATGATGATGCATATGAACCTACATGGACTAGAATGGTATTTTCATGGAGAGATGCAGTAGTGGTTGGAGATAGTTATGAAGCGGCATATACTGAAGAAGACATGCTTGGAAAGATGATGGAATGGGGTGAAGATTCCATGTATTGGAGAACGGAATACGAATGTGAGTTTGTAGAAAGTATTTCCAATATATTTAATCCAGAAAAACTAAAGGCATGTTTCCATGACTATGAACTCTCTACCCCCGAAGCCCCTCTCGAAGGAGGAAAACATTGTACTGTTGCTGTTGACATTGGGAAATCTGTTAATTCTACTGTCATTAGCGTATGGGCCGCTGAAAAAGCTGATGATTCAGATGTGGCACGGCTTATTTACATTGAAGAGATTAGCGCTAGAACTGGCGGGCACGACATTCCATATCAGCGTAAGCGTATTATGGATATTGCTCGCAGTTTTGGTGTTGGTCGGGTTATTATTGATGCTACGGGAATTGGTGGGGCTATTGAACAAGACCTCCGAATAGCGTGTATTAATAGTGTACCCCAGATTCACTTTATACCTTTCATCTTTACAGGAGGACCCAGAGGAACTAAAACACAAGTATTTAGGGACTATGTATCATTCATACAACAAGAGAGAGTAAGAGTGCCCAATCCAGAACATTTAGATATACCGGGACAAAAAATCATTAACAAGTGGTTCAGAGAACATGTAGACTTACAATATGTTATGGATGCAGCTAATAAGACAGAACGCATCAGCGCTCCTGATGGTAAACACGATGACTACTGTGATAGTTCTGTTTTAGGAATACACGCCACTTTAGCTATGTTGCCCGGTTCAGCTACAGTAGCATCTTCTAGACAAAATTCTGCTCGTCAAAACCTTACAAGTAATATAGGAAGGCACTCGGGAGCTTCCTTATTTAGGACAAAGGGACATAATTTCAAATCAAAAAGTAGGTATTCATTGTGACGAAATCTTTATATACTGTTACGATTATACTATATAAGTGGTAGCCATGGCGTTTCTAGATAGAGTACGAAGAATATTCGCTACAACCGGTAGCGCACCCCCCTTTAAAGAAGATGACCCAGTGAGTTTTGGGTCAGGTGTTATTAAGCGTTTAAAACTTACTAACGACTATTCTTATGGGCAAAAGAAGAAGTATGAACAACACTTAGGAAAACCAAGGATATATATGGATGTATATCTATCGGACCCTATTGTTCGTAGTTTAATAGACCTACCTTGTTTTTACGCAGTCAAAGACAATTTTGATATTGTAACAGACAAGGATGAGGTAAGAGAACGTATAGAAGAAATGTTTAGAGATATAAACATTGAGAATCTTTTATATGGCTGGGTTCGTAATGCCAGAATATTTGGAACAGGATATTTAGAGTGGACCGGAGATAATTTAGTTCTTCGTTCTAGCCAAAACATGTTTGTGCAAAGAAACTTACACGGACAGATTGAATACTACTATCAGGATATAGGTGAGGAAAGTGAGAATATCCACTTTGAACCGGAAGAGATTTGCGCTCTACTTAACAACCCCTTCGATGATTACGCTTATGGCCTTTCTGACATCCATCCCATTCTTTATTTGGTTGACCTCAAAGATTATGCAGAACGAGACGTCGGAGCCGCTCTCAACAAGTATGCTTCTTCTCGCTTTGATATATCTTGTGGACTTCCCGATATGCCTTATGGTCCTGACAAAATTAACGAAGTGGTGGACGCGTTCAATTCGTTAGCGCCCGGTGAAGATATCATTCACGGTAATGATATAGAGATTAAAGAATTACAAGGAACCCAACGAGCTTTTGAGTATGGTAAATATACTGATGATATATTAGATAAGATACATATGGCTCTTAAGGTACCTAAAACTATGTGGACGGACCCAGATAAAGCTAGGCCTATTTTTGAACCATATGTTAGATATTTACAAACTATGATTGAAGCTGCGCTGAATGCTCAATTGATGCCTCAACTGGAAGATGGTGAAGCTAAATTTAAGTTCAGACAGATTAATGTTGAAGATTCATTCACTAAAGCTAAGACAGATATGATATATCTATCTGAAGGAGTATTATCACCCGGAGAAGTTAGGGAAGAGCGTGGTCTTGACCCTGAAGGTGTGGTAGAATTAGATATGCTGAAAGATGTTGCTGTTAAGATGGCAGCACCACCCGCAGAGGGTCCTAGTGATAAGAATGTTAATGTTTCTGGTGGTAAGAGTACTGACAAAAAAGAAGAAAGTGCTCGAGCTCCTAATAGAGGGAACAAACCCTCAGCTAACGCAACGGGGAAAAGAGCATGAGTTATGAAAAGTGTGTAGTATCAGTAGGTTCTACACTAAAAGAACGTGGTGTTGAAAACCACAAAGAGATGGCGGCTAACATGTGTATCATGTGGGCCGATGGACATGGGGTAGAAAGAACATTTGGTAGAACGCTGGATGAAGATGAAAAGAGACGTACATTTGCCCTATCTCTAGGAGAAGAAGATAATATATTATTTACTCAAGAGGGTAACCTTGAAAGTGCTACTTTCCCGGTTATAGCTATAACATCAGGCCCTCATGAGTATGAAGAAGATGATATACAACAAAAGGTTTATATAGAACCTGAGATATTAAAGAAGAATATAGAAGCTTTTAACGAGCTACCTATATATTTCAACCATCAAAGAACGCCAGACGATTTAATTGGCATGGCTGCTAATCCTGAGGTGTTTGAGATGGAGAATGGAAAGTCCGCTGTTAGGATGTCAGCTACGGTTGACAACAAAAACGAACGTGGACAAGAAGTGATAGATAAAGTGAAAGATGGAGACATAACTCATGTCAGCATTGATTGGTTTTCCAATGACGTTGATGTGATGGGTGATACGTTCGCAACGAACATTCGCCCCACAGAGGTAAGTTTCATTGATAATAATTCAATGGACCCTGTCTGCGAGGAATGTACAATAGGAACGGAGTGTGATTTGCATGTAAAGGACGAACATCATGACTGTGGTTGTGGTGGGAAAGACGGAGCATGTGAATGTTCAGACGGAAAACAAGAGGAAAATATGACTACAGAAACTCCTAATGTTAAAGAGAACTCCGAAGCGGAGAACATCGTGGAACGCGAATTTGCGTCCCTACGAACGCAACTAGAAGAGATGACATCTTCAAAGGCAGAAATCAATACTCAGTATGAAGAAGCCCTCAAGACAATTGAGGAATTTAAACTTGCTGAGGAAGAGAGAGCTGCTAAAGAAGCCGAAGCTCGAAAGGTTGAGGTTGTAGAGGCAATTCTATCTAAGGAACTGATTTTCGGTACCTTAGAAGAGGATAAGAAAGAATCTCGCAACGATGAACTAATTGCTTGGGATGTTCCAAGGCTGACTGGTTTCAGCGAAGCTCTTGCTGCACTTCCGGTACCTGAGGAAACAGAACGTACCTTCGGGAAGGGTAAATCCACCGAGGGAGAAGCTGTTCCAGCAGAATCCGAGAGAAAATTTGCAGTGAGAATGGATAAAACTGGGCGCATTAAAATCGACCCAGAAGTACTAAGAGGTAATTAAATATGGCAACAGAAATTTTACTGAATGATGGTGGTGCTCCGGCACGTATCTTACCGTTCATAGCAGCTGAAGATGTAACTGCTGGATATGCACTAGCTGTAAATTCCAGTGGCGAAGTCAAGCTCGCGAACTCGGGCGACAGCGAATTTGCTGCAATTGGATACGCGCTTACAACCATTACGTCAGGTAATATTGTCAGTGTCATAAGTGGACACGGCGTTGTTTTAAACGTGTATTGTGATGACCAAGCGGCTGGCGTGGGCATGATGTTAGGAACTACAGATGGTCAATTGACCATAGCTACTAATGCTGCGGGCGCTACAAACTGTCAAGCAACCACATTAGCAAACAACGCGGCAGCGGGACTCACTAAGGTGATAACCCACTAAAGGGTAGGTGATTATTATGGTAGCACTATCAGATAATTTAGCACCCGGTCTACTTACTTCCCTTAACACAGGCGCTTACGCAGCGACTGGTGGAACTGGGGAACGTGTACTCATAGACTATAAAGATGCAATCAAGGACTATAAGGTCACAGACCTTGCGGCCCTGAGCATGTTTACAGAACCTATGACCACAGAGACTGGCGGTGATATTGATATCACATTCGCAAAGCCTTCCATGGGTATGGAAGAAATCAACGAGGGTAACACACCCAAATACCAGCACACTAATCTGCGCTCCGAGAGAGTTTCAGTAGGCGAGTGGGGACTGGCACTAGGTGTAACCCGTCGTATGATTGAAGATTCACGTTTCAATGAAGTCGAGATGGCTTTGAATGAGGCACGCAGGGCGGTAGACCGCCACATGACTAAGCACGTTGTTTATGCATTGCTTGGTATCTTAGACACTACGTTCGGAACGGGTGTTGACGGTGCTAGTGTTGTATCAGGAACTACTGAGGCAAATATTGTAGACTTTAGCGATAATGTTTATGGTGGGTTCCTTGGTAAGGGTTCTGAGATTAACGTAGGACGTAACTATTCATACGGTCTAACAGCTTCTGGTACGCTTCAGACAGGCCACTACATGACATCTGCTTCCGGTGCGGTAACTGCCGCAGGAAGTCCGATTGCCATAAGTGATTTGACTGACGCTATGGAACTTATTGGTGGTCACGGCTATAATGCTAACACCATGATG